TTAGCGTAGGAGACGGGGAAGAATGCAACTGGTGCGCAAAGTCAGCGGCCAAGAGCCCCAATTATGCAGGACAGTTCTGGATATATCCAGCGAAAAAATTTGTAGATTGGCCTGAATCTCAAGCGTACTATTATCACTTAGCGAAAAATAGTTCTTGACATGAAAGTCGAAATCGACTATAATACATGTATGAAATCGAAGAACCTCAACTAACAAAAGGAAAATAAAGTGGCTTGGGATCAAGACAAAAAAGACGAAGTTGTAGCCGCTTACGAACAAGCTGGCCCCACCCCTGAAAACTCTATGGAAATTGTGAAAGAAATTGCCGGAGAGTTTGAGGAATCCCCTAACGGTGTACGTATGGTACTTAGCAAAGCAGGAGTTTATATAAAGAAAGCCTCTGCTTCTGGACCTACCTCAAATGGTACAGGCGCTCCTAGAGTATCAAAGGCTGCCGCACAAGATTCTCTTGTTGCTGCCATTAGTGATATAGGCGCAGAAATAGACTTGGAAATCATTAATAAAATGACTGGCAAGGCTGCTGTATACTTCACAGGAATACTCAGCAACGTTCGAGACAATACAACTAGTTAATCAAAGGGGCTTCGGCCCCTTTTCAGTATAATTATGAGTAAAGAAGACCCTTTTCCTTGGAAGGATCCCGTCCTTCCTTTGATGATTGCAGTAGTAATTATAGGGTATGCTATTGGAGAAATTTTATTTTAACGACCCATCCATAACGGTGCAGTAAAAAACTTTGCTAACCTGTTAGGAAGGAGTCATGAATAAAGAGGACTTAGCAACTCTAGTCACGGAGTATGGCGATGCTATCATCACATATAGAAGTGAAAACTCGAAAAAACTAAAATATAATGTATGCACTTTAGATTTTAGTACCCCATATATAAAAGCAAAAAAGAATAGGGCAAAAGAATCCGATGGAACTCTTTTACTCTTTTGTTGGGATACGGACACGTATCGGCTACTAAAGCCGAGCAATGTGACTAGTGTTGTTCCTCTTTCTTCTGTTCTTAAGAACGGGGATTAGGTATGGAATTACACGAAGCCCCTCCTTTATATGAGAAACTAATACATGAAGATGCTGAAAAGCAAATTCAAGTTAGACTCACCATCAATACTTTTAGAGGTATAGAGTATTTACATCTCCGTAAGTACTATCTTGACTTTGACGAAGATTGGAAACCCTCCAAAGAAGGCATAGCAATGGAATTAGACTTTAATAATTCTAGGGAGTTGTTCTCCGGTCTCATAGAGATACTGTCCCTGGCAGAAGCCAAAGACGTATTAGAGACACACTTTAAAGATTATTTGGATCAAATCTATAAATAATTCTTGACTTTCTTTGTTCCATTCTGTATAATGGGTATTCAATTCAGTGAGGGAACCATGCATAAATTTTTAGAATATGCTAGTGAACAGTATTATGAGGGGAACCCCGTAATATCCGACGCTGAATTTGATAGACTGTCTCAAATGTGTGGATACAATAATGTTGGTTACTCTGTAACTGATGGTATCTCTCATTTAATACAGATGTATTCTTTACAGAAAGTTTTTTCTGAAGAAGAATTGCCTTCTAATATAGAAGACTATGTTTGCACCCCCAAATTGGACGGTGCAGCCGTGTCTCTACTATATCTCCAAGGCGAATTAACTCTGGGGTTAACCAGGGGTGATGGAAAAATAGGAAAAGACATCACGGATAAGATGTCCCTATTAGTACCTGATCCGTTGTGTAGCTGGCCTCCAGTGTTACAAATAACGGGAGAAATAGTGGCCCCAAGTGATATTCCTAATGCTAGGAACTTTGCAGCGGGGTCGCTAAATCTAAAAGACTTGGAGGAGTTTAAGTCTCGTCCACTTACTTTTGTTGCATATGATATGCAAATACCCAATGGACTTCCTGCAGGAAAGTATCTTAATACACTTGAAATTCTTCGACAAGATGGATTTAATACTGTAGATACTTTCGACGCATCTAAGTACCCTACCGATGGTTATGTTTATCGTTTGATATCAAACATTGAATATGTCCGACTTGGATTTACTTCGCATCATCCAAGGGGTGCAGTGGCCTTAAAAGAGCAGAAAGAGGGAGTCCTAACGAAGTTACTCGATGTTGTGTGGCAGGTAGGGAAATCAGGTGTGGTTAGTCCCGTAGCTGAACTCGAACCGGTGGATATTGATGGCGCTATAGTCAGAAGAGCCACCCTACATAACATTGAGTATATTCGTGCTCTCGATCTAGAGATAGGTTGTGGAGTTGAAGTTATTCGTAGTGGAGATATTATACCGCGCATTGTTAATCGTGTTGATTAGTAGGCATACATTGAAAAAAATAGTTCTTGACAAAAAACATAAAGTACCGTATAATAGTATGTATTCAATATCAAAAGAAGGTTTTCAAATGCAGAGAATCGAGCCACCCACAAACTGCCCTAGTTGTAGTTCTAAACTGGAGTGGTCAAACGATTTGTTGTATTGTATGAATTCTAATTGTCCAGCACAATCTCTGAAGAAAGTAGAACACTTTACTAAAACCCTTAAAATTAAAGGGTTAGGACCAGTTTTCATAAGAAAATTGGGGTTTTCTGTTCCCTCAGATATATACGAAGTAACCTTTGAAAATATATCTGAAGCTATTTCTTCGGATAAATTAGCGGAAAAAATATTGTATGAAATTGAGAACTCAAAAAACGCTACATTAAACAGTTTGTTACCGGCACTTAGTATTCCTTTGATCGGTAAGACAGCCACCGCTAAACTCTCTCAAGTATGTAAAAATATTAGTGATATTACAGAAGAGAGTTGTAGAGAGGCTGGTTTAGGCCCAAAGGCCACTGAGTCCATAATGAACTGGATAATGTACGAGTTTCCAGAATGTTCTTTACCACATTCTTTTACTTTTGAACAGGGTATGAATATGACTTCTTTGAAAGGAGTTGTCTGTATCTCTGGTAAGTTAAAGAGTTTTAAAACAAAAGCAGAAGCTACAGAAATCCTTTTCAAAGAGGGATATTTAGTCAGAAACTCCGTTACCAAAGAGGTAACACATTTAGTAAACGAGAGTGGTATAGAATCAACCAAAACTAAGAAGGCCAGAGAGTCTGGTATTCTTATAGTTAAAAACCTAACAGAATTAATTGGAGAACAAAATGGCATTGCCTAAGTGGACTGATGAAAGAACCGACGAACTTACGAGTTTTGTTGGTGACGAATCTCCGGTATCCCAAGCCACCGTTGCAGAAGCTGCAGAAGTGCTTGGAACATCTACTCGTTCAGTATCTAGTAAACTGCGTAAGATGGGATTTGATGTAGAACTCGTTTCTGCAACAACCTCTCGTAGTTTCACGGAAGAACAAGCTTCTACTCTATCGGCGTTTGTAACGTCTAACGATGGAGAGTATACCTATGCTCAAATTGCAGAGCACTTCGAAGGAGGTGATTTTAATGCGAAGCAAATCCAGGGAAAGATTCTTTCCATGGAGCTCACTGGGCACGTAAAACCTGCTCCTAAGATAGAAACTGTCCGTACTTACTCTGAAGACGAAGAAGTTATTTTCGTTGACATGGTAAATGACGGCGCTTTCGTTGAGCAAATTGCAGAAGCTCTAGGACGAGAAATTAATAGTATTCGTGGTAAGGCTCTCAGCCTGCTGCGGTCGGGGTCTATTGATGCTATTCCGCGTCAAGAGACGACCAAAGGAACGACCAAGGAAGACCCTCTTGAAGGATTGGGAGATCTGAGTGGATTGACGGTAGAAGCTATCGCCGAAGCTATTGGTAAGACAGCTCGTGGTGTAAAAACGATGCTTACGCGTCGTGGTCTGGTTGCAGCAGACTATGATGGCGCAGCTCGGAAAGAAAAAGCCGCAGGTTAGTACTATTTTAATAAGTCTCCTGACTTCTTGTTGGGAGACTTATTTCTGCATATTTTTCGGGGAGAAAATTGAACTTAGCGAGTGCGCTCATAAAACAGGTACTTACCTTACAGGATTTAGAGACCTGGAGCTACGTTCGTAAAGATTATTTAGCTTCTCAATATCATACTGTTTTTGCAGTAATTGATAAGCATTATACTAGAGAACACCGACTCCCCACTTTTGAAGAGATAAAGTTAGAGGTTAGAGACTCTGAGACTCTTGAAAAGTTTTATGCTATTGAAAGTATAGAAGTAGACGTAGAAGCCTCTACCCTTCTTGAGTATCTTAAAAACGAGTATACTCAAAAGGAAGTTCTCGATTCATTAGAAAAGTATGTAGAAGAATCCGTAGCCTTTGAGGATGCGGAAGAGAGCTTAGCACACCTTCATCAGATTGTTCTAGACGTCGGAGATAAAGTAGACCTAGAAAAACCACAGGAAAGTATGCAACGTATTTCCCTGTTCGAATCAGATGAAGCTCTAGCGAAATACCTGCCTCTCGGATTGAATACTGATTACGATTATGATATTCAGTTTGCCCCACAGGACTATGTTCTTATTGGGGGCCGTCGCGGGGCTGGTAAATCGCTGACATGTGCTAATATTGCTAACAATGTATTTGAGTCTGGAAAATCAGCTATTTATTTCACTATTGAAATGGATAGTCGTTCCGTTCTTTTAAGAATGTGTTCAATTGCTACTGGTATTCCACAATCTAGGCTCAGGAGTAAAAACCTGAACGTAGTGGAATGGGAACAGGTGGCGACTTGGTGGGCTGGACGTTTTACAGATGGTATTGATAAATTAACGGAATACAGGGATCATAGAGATTTTGATAGATTTCATCATACTCTTACAACTAGTTGTGAACTTCTCCCGACGCAACAGGTAGATGTAATTTATGACCCAGCCCTTACTCTAGCCAGAATACGCACAGAGTTAGATAAGAAGGTGAAAACGTTAGAAGCAAGCGTGATTCTTGTAGACTATATCAACCAAGTAAAGCGTTCGGCCTTACCTTCTCGTGGAGGCCAGTATGATTGGACAGAACAGATAGAAGTTAGTAAGTCTCTAAAAAGTATGGCACAAGAGTACGATTGTACTGTTATTTCGCCGTACCAAACGGATGCGACTGGTGAAGCTCGTTTCGCAAAAGGTATTCTAGACTCCGCGGATGCTGCGTATGCTCTAGAAGCTTATACTGAAGAAGATGCTTGCATCTCTTTCAATTGCGTAAAAATGCGTGGAGCCAGTCAGCGTTCTTTTACTTCCAGTATGAATTGGGAAACCCTTAAGATAGGACCAGACACGGCCTTAACCCCTAAAGAACAGTCAGAAAAAGAAGAATCAGGAGAAGATATTTACGATGTTGGCTAAACTATTACCAGTATGTTTTCTATTGGGATGTGGAGCTAATCCCTATATAGAATATGAACATATAAGTGCAATTAGAGACGGAGTACCGTTCAACGACCGTCATTCAGATCAGACAGATCAAGTATTCGTAGGACTAAATTTTAAAGGAGAAAGATGTTACCTAGATTTATCTATGGGGGTAAGTCTTGCTAGTTCAGAATTAAATGGAAGAGACCCTTTTGGTAGGGCGCAAACCGGCTGTTATTTATTTGTTGAGGAGCCGTAAAAACTTCTTGACTTCACAATCTATTTCCTGTATAATTATTATCAACAGTAGGGATATATTATGGATGTCGAACAATTATTAATGAAGAGAGGAATAGAGTATATTCCTAAGGGTAATGATTTTGTAGTGCGTTGT